CTTTGGTGCAAGGCCACATCTCGATGTAATCCGTCTTGAGGATGCCACCCTCGGCTGGGTTCGGATCTTGCTGGAGCTGACCGGCGGTTCCATAAACGCCAAGCAGTCGCTTGAGATCTGCAACTTCCTCGGGTCCGAAACGCTCTGGACAGATCAGCTCACCCTTCTCTGTGCGAGGATCGTATGGACCAAGACTGGTAGTCCGTCGCTTGCCGTCCCACTCCGCCGGTATCATCAGATGTTCCCACCCGCCAATATCTTCAAGCACGTGACCGCTGACATCTTGCATGTGCAATCTTTGCATCACGGTGACCATGGCATCGCGCCGTGGGTCGTTTAGACGGGTAGACCACACCTGGTCGAACCACTCCAGGGTAGACTCTCTGATCGCATCTGACTGCGCTTCTTGGGCTGCGTGCGGGTCATCCAGTAGCAACCTTGAGCCACCCTCACCTGTGGCAGTACCACCAACAGACGTTGCTATACGGTAACCCGTCGCTGAGTTCTCGAATCGAGCTTTGGCCGATTGATCGGCACTGAGGCTAAACATGTGGCCCCATCGCTCCTGATACCACGGAGACTGCACCAGCCGGCGAGCCTTCAAGTTGTCTCTGATCGCCAGGGCTCCAGAGTAGGAAGCGCACAGGAACTTCTGCGCGGGGTCGGTCAGCCATTCCCACATGGGCCAGATCACCGAGACGATTGTAGACTTAGAATGCCTGGGCGGAATGTTAATCAGTAGCTTGCGAATATCACCAGAGCTAATAGCCTCCAAGTGCTCGCAGATCTCTTGGATGTGCCAGGACGCAACGAATGGAACGCCGGGCTCGACAACGTGCCACGACTGCCGCACAAACTCGTACAGCGAGGCTGAGGCAGCGCGCCTGTCTTTTTCTAGCTTAATGGCCTCGGCCACAACCGAGGGCGCCATTGAGTTCATTTGGTTTCTTCTTCAGATGATCCTTTTGACATGAGATAATTCATATTATCGAGCTCTTCATCTGTCAAATTCTTTAGATCTAGAGATGCGATTGTTAGCGGCCCTCCGTCTGCACCAGTAACCTCCTGAACGGACTTGTCTCCGTAGACCTTGGGCATCATCTTACTCAGCAGCCACTTCCTGCTGTCCACACGAAGTCGCTGGTGCTGTACAGCAGCTGAATCGTACCGGCTGATACCGTGCTGATCGACAATAGAAATTGGGTCATTATCAGAAATTTCTAGGACTTCTTCGGCAATTGTGTGTATCATCGCCTCGCGTGCGTGCGCGTACCGGTCGGCAAGCGTGCCTTCCGGCTTCACCCATCCCAGGAAAGTAGACTTAGGAACTCCGGCTTTAAAGCAGGCTTTTCCGCATGGTATTCCTCCCTCCATGAGGGAGAAGACCTTCTCGCTGATCTTATTCTTTTCAGCATCTTTATACCGCATTGCCATACCTCATCCCCATTGAGTTCTTGCTTTCTTCTTAGCTGTTTCACTAAGCGCGCCATAGTGCAAAAGTTTTTTAGAGCTCTTGCTCATCTTAGCTCCAGTCATCAACTGACCATTATGGTCGTGAGTTTTGCCGTCAAACAGCTTTCCATTTTTTTCATAGTGGTTGACGTTTTTCATATTACCCCTCCTGATTGATTGTATTCTATCACTTTAGTTCTGTTGTTATCGAGCCGTACAAATTCTTGGGCTTTGTACATGGTACAAATGTACAACCCCTATAGGGTTGTTGTACTTTTTTGTACCTAAATACGTCCAATTTAGCGGAAAAAGGTACATGGTACAAATAAGTACAATTGTACATTTATGTACCCTTTCTAAGCATAAATGCGGATGCCATAACTAAGTCCAATATTACATATCCATGCTCATGTTTAGATATTATTTCGGCGTTTGTAAGTACGGATACTGGTCCATTATCGTAGGACATTTTCATATAATTGCTCACAGATCCTTCTTTTAGTCCATCATTTTTTAACATTTCTTTGAAGGCAGAGATGCTTATGTATGGAAAATTCTGTCCGTTAATCGACCTAATTTCTGCTCCACCTGACCACCAGGCACGTTCAATTAGCTTTTTATTCTTGTCTAATTTAGAGTCTTTTTTGACCTTCTGGGAGCGTTCATCGTCATCAAATACGGCCACACATGTGCTTACATTCTCACCAAATTTGCTAATTCCCATCTCTACAACGTCGAGTTTAAATGGTATTTCAACGCCCTTTGATGGCAATTCTCGCTGCTTAGTAATGGTCGCAGTGCGCTGTAAATTCTCTTCTACAACGTAGATTTCGGTGTCTATGTGGGCTCTAATTGTTGAGCTTCCACGGGCTCCTCTGGAGGCATCCTTACCGCTGTGGTGAATGGTTAGGAAGGCAGTGTCCGCCTCGTAAACCACACTATCTAAACGCTGTAGAATGGGGACCATATCCTCACCAGAGTTCTCATTTGCACCGGCTGTCATGCGCGCCAAGGTGTCTCCAATGATGAGGTTGACCTTGCTACCAGTGTCACTTTCCACCTGTTTTACGAGTGCAATAACTTCGGTAGAATGCTGATCGCTAGTAAAGAAATTGATCGGAACTTGGACAATAAACAGGTTAGCCATGTCACAATTATGGTAGTCCTTGATGGCCTGAACTCGGCTTATAACGCTCGATGGACTTTCAGTTGCAAGATATATCACCGCTCCTTTTTCTACCTGCTTGCCCATAAAAGGCACCCCTTCACAGATCGAATGGGCCATGGATAGTGCGTAGAATGTCTTGCCTGAATTGCTATCGCCAAACAACATTGACTGTGATTTACGCACAATCATGTCCTGAATTAGCTCATCTGGAGCCTGGTATTTACTGGATAATGCGTCACCACTGATGACCCGTAATGTATCGTATATGCTGCTAGCTGGCGGCATAAGTAGGTCCAGAAGATCTTGATAGCTGGTCGATTGAGCGTAGTCATTTGCGTCACCATTAATGGGAGGCATGACCACTTTAGCGCCAGATTTGTCGCTCGATAGGTTAGCATATTTCTGGCCTACCCCGTGCTCATCGTTGTCTGCAACGACGATTATTTCTTGATCTGCGCCGTATTTTTCGCGCATAATTTCGGATACTGACGGCATATTACTGGCAGAGTATGCCACAACACACGGCCTACCGGTGACCTCGTAGATCGTTGCAGATGTTGCAAAGCCTTCAGCTATAAATATCGGACCAGCCTCATCCATGGTTCCCAGTACCCAGAACTTTCCTGAGACGGCGCCGCCAGGATGAAATTGCTTTGAACCTTCTGCACTAATGTACTGAAGGCTACTAATGCTACCGTCTGAGCCGTACAAAGGTAGAGCTAAACGACCGTCACCAGTAACTCTTGAGCCGTGAGATCCTACACCTTTTTGCTCTAAATATGGGTGAGTATCCTCGGAGCCAGTACACTTACTCCAGATAGTTTCGACCGTGTGACTGGCAACCTCACGCTTTTGCGACATCTCAGCATCACGTACTTTCTTGGCCTCACTAAGCCTACGAGTGTGAGCCATTTGCTCAGCACTGGTTAGTGATCGGCCAACGTCTGCTCGCCAGGTAACCTCTAGATCTAAGCGCCAATCTCCAAATCGACCTGCTGGAATGCCGTCTGCAAAACAACAGTACCAAGAATTCTTATCTCTCTTTCCACTGCCGCCCCACCGGTGAAGCTTGCCATCAAGATGAACCTCATTTGGAGGTACTAAACCTGCACCCCTCATAGCTTCAATCAATTGGATCTCTGGTGGATCAGCCTTCGGAGCCTCTACCGGACGAAATGGGTGATCAAATATTTTGGCCATTTTCTCTCGCCTTTAAGTAGTTAGATAAAAGCTCGACAGTCGAATAACGTGGGTCAGTATCTCCCCTCATTAAACGAGTGACCACGTTGTAGTGTAGACCACATGCTTCGGCAACTTTACGCAGATTGCTATCTGCCAATTGCTTCCTAATCTGTTCTAAACTCATGTTTTTATCCTTTGTGTAAAATTATTTACCTTCGATGCTTGTTACATTGCATTAAATATGTTTAGATAGCAACAGTCTCAAACGGAATAACTCCAACCGAGACGCTAAAAAGGAAAACATAAGATGGCTATTAAATTAAAAAGTACGGGAGATCTGTCTAATAAAGGTCTTAAAGTCTTGGTCTATGGGCAAGCTGGTTGCGGTAAAACCACGCTGTCGAAGACTTTACCAAAGCCGATAGTTCTTTCGGCAGAGGACGGACTTCTGTCTATCAAAGACGATAACATTCCGTTTCTTGAGATTAAAAGTATGGAAGATTTGCACGAAGCTTACGACTGGCTTGTAAAATCAAAAGACTTTACAAGCCAGTCGTAAGCTT